CTAAGTTGTAGTTGTTGGTCTGGACAGTGAAGTAGGAAATGTCCTGGTTGCCAATCGCCTGAAAACCCCATACAGTCATTTGAATTCCTAGCTCCTTTGGCTGGACAATAGAGGTTGTATTGATAGGAATTTAAAAATGCTTGTGGAACAATTTTAATCAAATGCTGATATTCCTTATAAGTATCTATCATAACACCCTGTTCATAGAGATTGTTGTTTCGATATTCCGGTAATTTACGTAAAATCATATCAATATATGCGCGGCCTTCCATGGAATTTCTAACCAAAAAACTGTCAGCGTTCAAATTGTTGAAATCAGTTGCTATAACAAAATGGCTTTCTGAATAACAAAAATTAGTCAGTGGAATTAGAAAATTTGTAATCAGTGTGTCACAACCAGCCCAATATATCCAGTCATGCCGTCCCAATTCCATTACTCGTTTAATTAAGACAATTTTTTCAAAACCAATTGGAATCGCAGGATCAAATCCACTGGTTTTTAAAAAAGCTTCATATCCCCATTTTTCACAATAAAGCTTCTTATTTTGATTCCAAGTAATGTCTGCCATGACTTGATAATTGTGATCATGCAGACTTGTTACTGCTATTTTCATTTTTTCCACCGATCCAAATGTTGTTTCATTGGAGCAAATTCTTCCAATTCCTGTATACTGCGATTATAACTATCTCGCTCCCAAGACCAATTAGTATTCATTGCTAGATAGTGACCAAATCCAATTTCAGCAGTCTGCATATGAGGTCCGGTTGTCCTATGCAACAACCATTGATAGTTCATATTTCGTTGAGGTATCAACATCCATTTTTGACCAATGCCTCGATGTGAATGATTGGATGTATGCCAATAGTTGTCAAAACGTCGATATTTTGGATTAATAGATTTGGCAATGGTTCTGAGTCGACTGTCTACTGGTTCTATCCAAGTTCCAGTATAGCACCAAACAGAATTAGCACTGGTTTTGGAATAATTGCATATTTCAGCCAGTGACATTTTTGTAGTATAAAGCAATTCATCAGTGTCAGCATTGATTACTAATTCTGCAGAATGCAAATAACGATATTTTGCATGCTCCAACATGACATATTGAGCAAAATCAGAATCCCAAGGCAAATAATTTCCTGCTTGATCACCATCTTGCCATTCACCCCCTCCCATCACACCAAACGGATAGGGCCAATCAACTACTCGAATTGTGATATCTGGTCTAGCTATACGTTGTTCTAACTCAGCTGAAGAATATATTGTGCTATTATTGTTATACAATAGTAGTCCATCAATACTATGTACCACATAATGATAATCTATCCATTGTTGCAACCATTCAACAGGATGATCTTTGGAAATAGTCACTATAGTTTTTTTACCAACAAAATCTGCTTGGCTGGAATTAACTGGAATTGTTATTATTCGTGAAAAATCAGTAACTAATTCAATAGACTGTAAAAAAGAATTTACATTAACTACCGTAATGCATACTCGATCCATTTCATGGAAAACATGAGTTAATTTTTCAAATTTAGTTTTTTGTGAATCTGGATAATAGACAAAATTACAGTGTTTATCAATATAGTCCTTGGTGTCATAAAGGGGTGGGCCAATCAACAAAATGGTGTTTTGATTGATCTGCACTGCATCATACCAAAGTGTATCCCAATCATAGAGTTCATTAAAGCTCAATACACGGAGTTCAATTGGACGTGGCGTGTTTCGTTTTATTGTCCAATAATCAGGATATTTTATTTTTGTGCAGTTTTCCATTTGTTTTCCAAAATTTGTAAGTGACTGTGATACCAAGCTTCATTTTGTATTCCGGTGTGCCAGTCATTTGTTTGATTTAATCTAAATTTGGCCATTGTCCTATGATTAAAAAGTTCCTGGCCCTGTCTATCACGCTGGACCATAATAGATCCACCCGACCATTTTTTATAGGGATTGGGATTACCTTTCATAAAAGGGCCCCATTCAATCATGCCATATGGAACATCACCAATTTGAAAGTTGAGCTGATTAAAACTGCGACCGCGTCTTAAATGAAGGTGTTGCCAAGCCATTCTCCAACATTCTTTGTCACCACCCCAATTAAAATATACTTGGTTACGATCTGCATAACATTTCATTAGTTGCAATTCTTGCCAACATTTGGTTTTATTGATAAGAAACTGACCACTGTCAAATAATTCTGAATCATTTGGAGCTACATTAAATACTCGCCAGAAATCACTGGTCCAACAATAGTCATTTGCTTGATCAGTTGACATCAAGTCTCTCCAGAACAAACTGCCTTTGGTTTGATATTCGGGATCATCAAACAAAAAATCAGGATTCCTAATTGGTATACTATCGTTATCTAACCAAAGTACTTGCTCATAATCTGTTGATTCAAGAACTGCATAAATTTTACATGCCCAACCCTTGGAGTGTCCATACCGATCTACAAAATTTTTAATGTCGTTTTTTAGTTGCCTAATTTCAATTTGAGTTGATATTTCAGATAGAAAGGCAATTTGTTGTTCAGTTAATTCACCAACTCGATAATAAACTAGAATTGGCAAACTGGTTTGTAATCTGATCAATTCTGTTAATAATATACAACAGCCAGCAAATTCCTGATCATAACATGTTGTGACTATACATCGTTCTTTTTCAAATGTTGCTGGAAGAATAGCCCCATTAATATATTCACATTGTTGTTTCAACAGCTCATTCAAATCAACCTGCATATTTTGCCTCGAAGTAGGCTTTTAATTCAGGTACTCTGTCATATTGATGAACAATGGGATAGAAACGATCTGAAGTGGTTCTAACTTCACCATTGACAAATTTTGGTTCTGATGTCAATAAGTGATTTCTAAAGTTTACTATTTTTACAGGATCCATGGTCGTTCCCAATTGAGCAGCCCATCCTTCATCTGAAGATGCAAATCTAGTAATTGTTCGCCATTGTTTTTGACTTAAAAGTAGGTTAAGTGCTGCTTGGTCGGGATTATGAATCGGACTACTTTGTGACAATTGCCAAATATTTAGAAACAAGTCTTTCATATATTCTGCTTTACCTGCCAACACACCACAATTCCAAATTTGATTATGTTGGATGAATCTCCAATAGTAGGGGAAACTTTTTTGCATATTGTCTGCTCCCCAGGGCTCATGTTGGTAAGCCAAGCTTTCACCAGAGACCAGCACATGTTCTCGTTCCAAATTCATATGAGTGTTTAACCAACCACTGGGATCAGATTGAAAGACAACATCTCGTACATCAGTAGTGATAACATATCGATAATTGGATAGATCAATTGAATTCAAATATTCCCACATATGAAAGAATCTTTGAACTACGATGTGAAATTGATAGGGATAAGTAAATTGATTTGTTGTGGGATTTTTATCAAATGTGATAACATCAAATCCCGATTTCAATAATTGTTCAACTGGATCTGCTGGACTATTATAGACTATCATCAGTTTTTTACCAGCGAACCCAGACTGATTTAAACTGTTTACCCAATATTGTATTTGTTGCCAGTTATATCCGGTATAGCAACCGATTACGAGATCTTGCTTCATAATTTATTCTATAAAAAGAGTTGACTTGATGTCAAAATTGTTTTATGGATATGAAAATTATTTTTGGTGATCTGATGACCGAAGAAGAACAGATTAAGTTAGTTTCAACAGGACCTAGCATGAATATCGACATGCTTTATGATAAAGGAATCATCCCGAGCATTGCGGTGCAACGGGCGGCAATAGAAGCATCTCCTAACGCATTTCGCTGGATACGCGATCCTTCTATAGAAATTCAATTATTTGCAGTGAAGAAAGATGGTATGTTGATTCACTACATTGTTAATCCACTAACATATATAAATTCCGAACCAATCATACCTAGTCTAATGATTCAATATGCCGCTGTGCGACAAGACCTGGATGCGATATTTTCAATTCCCGAAGACATTATAGATCCTGGTGTCAAAACCTATTGGGAAAAAGAAAGGCAACTCAGGCAGTCTGGATCCTAATAGTATATTCAATTGCCAATTGCCTGTTCAGTGTTTTTGCAACTGGTGAAAATACAACATGTGTTAACAGTCTTCCTGTGTTTGCGCCATTGCTGCTATATGCCTTCAATCCCAATTCATTAAAAACATAGTCGCCAGACAAGTTGGTATTCGTATCAAATGCTTCCTGTCCAGTTGGTTCAGATTGTCCCAATTGACAATTCACAACAATATCGGTATAAGTTGTTCCTGCTGTATGGGCAACAGTAATAAAGTTTTTCGTTGGGTCAACATTCAATGCACTCAAATCATTGACATTCTTATAATAGGTTTGATTATAAAGCTGAGCAGTTTGGCCCACTGTGTTTGGTGGTAAGTATATAATGGTTCCAGTCCCACTTACTGTTGCTGCGCCATTACCAAACACCATTTCTTGAATCCAGCCATCGGGACGATTAGCTAATGTCCTAGCCATACTGATACTAAAATTTTCATAGTTGATAGCATTGTGTTTATCAACTAATATTTCATCAGTGTTGACATCACGAATTAACACATGTCCCTGTATAGCAGTATCAATAAAATTTATCATTCTGTGTCCTAAAATCTTTGTTTCATTACAATTTCACCAGTTTCAACATCTCGTATTACGATATTGCCAAATATGACAATGGCAGATGTATCATCAGGTTCAGTGTGTTCTTCTGTTGTTTCATATTTATCTTCCGAATCAGTCGCTTTCATAATTGCTCCTATTGTTTCTCAAAAATACAGCCTGTGATGAATTGCTTCTTTGTAGACCAAATGGGGTAGGTTCCCATTCATAATTTGGCAATATCAATTGATTGACGCCTGCATCAACCACCATTTCTCCAGCTGGATGGCTCAATCCGGAAACAGAATTGTCTGCAATTTGAGTGACAATTTTAATATTGTGTTGGCCCCAATCAGGAGCATTTACGAATTCCACATATTCAACTCCACTGACAGTCACAAAATTAAAATCAATACCCGGTTGTTTTAGTAGATCATCTACGAATATTGCGGGTATTTGATCAGTTATGGTTTGACCCAAGGCAAACAGTGTATCAGTAGTATTACCACTATAGAATTGGCAATCATAGTCAACGGTCGGCGCGCCGGTGGTTCCGTTTCTATTTCTTTTGATATTTAATAGGAATCCTCGATTTGTATAATCCGTGCTGGGTTCTGGTCGCACGTCCCAGAATTCAACCAATTCATTACCTATCCAACATTGGCCGGGTTTTCCCAATACAGGAAGAGTTAGAACTGTGATATCTGCAATTTCAACAGTTGAACTACTGACAAAAACGTTTGACAAGGTAGCAGTTTTGTTGGTTGCTGACAAGACTTGTGATACTATTTTCTCATAATTATTAGTTGCTTGTCTCCAACCAATCGCTGGCGCTGCGGGAGGCAATCTATTATAAGTTACTATCACAGTATCATTTATATTTTGTTGTCCGTTCAACAACAGTTGTTTTCCTATTAGTCTATAATCAGTGATTGGTGATAATAACACACCATTTAGCCAGACCATTAGAGCAGTTTCATCCCAAGGTTGGCAAGCTAATTCATATGAATTGGTTCCAGTTCCTGTCCAATGTTGAGTAATGAATCCAATCTGAGAATCTTCTTTCCAAGTCTTGACTAGATATTGATCTCCAGAATTCACATGTTGTAATTCCAGCAAGCCAAAGCTGGTTATTTGGTAATTATAAGTTGATCCCAAATCAATACTTACTATGGTAAGCACATGTCCTGAACTTGGAGCAATAGTAAATTCAATGTTTTTACCAACTTGATTATAATTTGAAACCAATTTACCAGAAATATATACACCCGTTATGGTACTGTTTCTAGCGGTAAAAACAGTTTGTATGCCGTCAGTAAAATATGTTTCCATTGGTGGTGGGGTGACTCTCAGGCCATTTTTCATAACCAATAGGCTGTGATAAACTGGTAGATTAGATCCCGGCTGTTGCTCCAATGAATAGAATTCAATTGAATTTGTTGCAACAAATGCAGTATCAGTTATTTGACTGAATTGATCGGAATCAAATACCACAATTGAAACAAAACTGCCAGCAGTGGGGACGGTGCTTAGTGTCACAACGTTATTCGACACTACAAAACTATAAATTTCTATGCCATCAACTGTGACTTGTAGTTGATTTGCAGTGGGATTAGTTGTCAATTGCCAAGCATGAGTGACGCCATCTGCCACAATGTGCTTTTCTGATATGATACGTGAACGTAGACCAATAAATGTTGCACCTGAACCAGTGCCACTAGTAGACAATTGAATCAATTGATTTGGAGGTTCAATATATAATCCAGTATCAAGTACTTGACATTCTTTTATTTGCCAATCAGGATGTATAACCACTCCTGATCCAGTACCAGTTGTGACATATGATGTGATGACCGGCAATTGGATATAATCACCTGGAGATATAATTTCTACTTGAGTCACATTACCGTGTACTCCTGCGGCAGTTACTTTTAAACTGATGCCAGTAGTAATTGTTTCACCAGAATTTTCAATTAATAAATCTCCAATTTTATATCCTGTGCCACCAAATGCTACACTAACTGATCCAGCTTGCATTCGAGTTATTTGAATTTCAGTTGGTCTAATTTGAATACCACCACCAATAGTAATTGTATCTCCAATTTGATAATTTGTGCCAGACGTCTGAGCATATATTTCAGTAAATCCAGCACCAGACCCACCATTACCAAATGCAATAATGGCCAATTTACCGGTGTTTAGTTTGTGGGTCAAAACCAGTTGACTGGTTTCAAAATTTACCACATAATCATTTGTTGCTCCATATTGTAACATTGTGCCATTATGGAACACCAACACGGCTGCTGTATTTTGTGGTCTAAAAGGCAGTTTAAATTGATCAGTTGAACCATCAAGATCAACATAATCAGAATATATTGGACAAGCACCAGGCGCAGCAATTTGATAACAATCAATATTTACAGCATTGAGTACTTTGCAGGGAAACAATTCTTCGGGATGATTTGAATCTGTAATGGGTTGAACCAATCCAGATCCATCATAAATTGTATCACTGTCATTTGTGAGCGCTGGTTCAAAAGTTGTTCCAGCAAAAAGCACATATATGTTTGGTTTATTTGATGCCTGGGGCGCCGTGTTGAATACCAATTGATTGGCCAACCAATTAATAAAGAATGTAGCGTCTGTACCAGTACCAGTTAGACTAATTGCTGCCCATTCTGTTACATAGGTAAGCTCTTTGACTGATCCAGCATTTGTTATATCAACTGCCTGTATTGCACCCATTGAATCAACTTGAGTTACTTCAATTTCAATAGCTATTGGTCCAGTAACGCCAGCAACTGTCAATTTATCACCTAAGGTATAACCAGATCCTGCGTCAACAATTGTTATTGCAGATGCTGATGCAGGGATTATCCAATCAGTTATGTATTCTTTTAATTGACCATCAGCCCAGACCACAGTCTTGGTAATATCCTGAGGCGAATAACTCAAACCAAATATTTTTTGTGTTCCAGTACCATAAAATATATTGTATATCGGAGGAACACCTGCTTGAATTGCCAAATCAATATAAGCATCAATATCCTGTTGTGTAGCATCCCAACCAAATTGATCCCAGGGTGCAACAGACCAACCGGTTTCATAGTTAAGCGGAGTTTGATCCAATACTGTACCACGATAAGCCACTCCGCTTATAAGAGTGGGATCGTCTTTGGGAATTTGTGTGGGCGTTGGACTATAAAATTCTGCAATTCGAGTAGCTGCACCACCTGAAATTGCTGATACTCTATCGAAAACCAATTGTGTTTCAATATTTCGAATCAAGCTTGGATTCGACACATAATTTTGTTGCCACCCATCATATTGTTTACTTATCACACTGGCATTGGAATCAAAAGGAATCAATTTAGAATCTAATACCGGACGATCAAAATCCAGAGTTGAAATGATTGCAGTATCCATTGCAGTTCTACCACTAGCAAATTCACGTATTTTTGCACGATAGGGTTTTGATTCATTTATAAAATTCAATATACTGTCTGTTAAATCAACAGAATACAATTGGCTGGTATCAAATGGTAAATTAAATCCAGACAAAACAATAAAACTTGTTTTGAAAGCCCAATCCACAAATGTTTGCTCTGTCAAAATATAATTCAACATTGCAAAAAATAATGTATTGAGTTCATTTGTGCCCGGAGTTGCTAGTATAGAATTAACTACACCGTCAAATATATAAGACAATTCAATATCCGGAGTAACATCAAATCCACCAGAATCCCAAGGCAATTCATCCCAGCCAACATAATTTATATCAATAGCTATTGACCCGGCTTGCTGCGCAACCAAATCCCATCCCACACCATTGTATTCATAATATTGCCACAGTCCTGTTCCATCATTTAAAACTTTCGTTATATTTCCAACACTGGCAACATTGTCAGTTAAATTACTAACCGAGTTAACCACGAAATCTGCAATGATAGAAGAGTCTTTACCCGTTGCATACCAGTCAATCAAATTCCAATAATTGGCAGTGTTATATGCTTGTTGCTGTACAAGAAGCCAACTTGACGTTAATGATTGCCATTCATAAATGGTCCATAAATTATTTGTTATGGGGTCTTGATCAACCAACACTCGATCACCATCAAGTAGACTCTTTTGAATAGGCAAATTATTGCGTTCAGTAATATTTGCCACGTGATAATTCCATTGAGCATTATCAATAGACTCGGCTGCATTAAAATAGTCTTTCCATCCCACAATGTCAGGATTTGTTATCAATGGCAGTGGTTGTGCTGCAATTAATTTATTCACTACACTTATCCAGGTTGCAACGGCTGATAATCTATTCTTAAACATGGTTTGTCTTGGACGAATTTTTATACCAAGCTTCACCAAGTCATTCAAATTATTATCAGGTACTTGATTTCCCAATTTATCGAAACCAACCAAACTGTCTCTCAATTTGTTCCAAAGCAAAGCTGGTATAGCAGAATATGGATCTGATTCACGAACCAGTTGCCACTGTTTGTAATTGTTCGCTGAATTATAGCTGGTAGCATAATTAATTTGTAGAAATACGTCAGTATTAGACAAATGACCAGAGATATTAGAAACTAAAAACGATTTGTCACTTATTATTGCATACCAAGACAATCCGACTGAGTTGGGGTTTTGGATAATGGTTGAAATTTCTTTTGTGGTTAATGAGCGGCTGACGTTCATTGGACTCATTGTACTATTCTTTACCCAGAAATAATACCATGTTTGTGTGTTTCCAGTTGAGTCAGTTTCTGAAATTTCCGTCCAGCTTGGAGAATCCGGATTTAAAATTTCACCATCTGGTATGTAAGTAATACCAGAATCCACGAATTGAGTGGAATTAGCAACAAAATTTGCCCAACCAATTGGCGAAACTGGACTTCTTATCCACTCATATATATCCAGTGTTGTACCAGGTACCAATTTACCCCAATTGGACCATTTGAAACTATCATCACCAGCAGTATAATCAACCCATCTAGTAGCAGAGAGATTCCACCAAACTGATCCCACTTGTTCTGAACCCCAGACTGATTGAGCTCCGGTTGTTCCGGATTGTGTTTGCCCATATATGGCAGGGTCATATTCAGTTTTATACGTTATTTCTCGATCAGCAATTCCAGGTATGATTCCACTTATGGGATCCCAATAAACCAAAGTTTGTATTAAATTCAAAGTTGATTTATCAAACAGTTTGGCTTGTTCAATAAGTGATGCATCAGGTTTGAGCTGCTGTTTTCTAACAGATACCCAGCCCGAATAGGTATATACAAACATTTGATTTCCGAATGCGGTTTGGTCAACCCAACACATGTCATTTATTTGCCAACCAACCGGTGGTGAGTAACTGTCTCTTTGACCAATAGTAGAGAATCGAACGGGCACATAAATTCCCACGGTACCACCAATTCCTGGTCCATTTGAAGAAAACATTATATCAACAGTTGTATCTGTTGTAGATTCTACTATAAATGTGGAATTAAGAGTCGACACATTGGCAACATTTGATACTACTATTTGATCTCCAGCCGATATGCCATGCGCTCCATCGAATAACAGAGTTGTAGTCGTATTAGAACCCGAAAGTGTATTGGTTTGTTCAGTTGCAATTAGATTTGCAGATGGAGAAACCAACTGCCATACTTGCCATTGATTAGCAGAATCAAATATTTGCCAAACTCGATCTTGGAGTTGAATGGCTTTATTTTCCAATATTAAACTTTGGCTAAGATTCAATAGATCAAGTGAATTCAAAACAGTATATTGTACATCTGATGATCTTACTGGACCAGCTGTCATAGTGTCACTTGATCTTGCTGACAACCCGGTTCTCAGAGGGAATATTCCTGCTGTGGATAATACATCTGGTTTGGTAATAATCCTAGGATCAGCAATTGACATGTTTATCGCAGCATTATCCAACTGTTGATAATCTGAATTAGCAGTAATTGTAATCATTTGAGGATTTGATTGAAAATCCTGTTCATTTAGTAGAATGTCAATTGACTGGTTTATGGCAGTGTCTCCAAAATCACCGATCCTAAATGCCCATTCTTCATAATAGTTGAAATTTTCTGCTGCTGGAATAACATTCGTATTTCTCAACAATTTGTCAATAACCGATTGTGTTCCTTTTTGTCGAATAAATCCTTGATAGAATTGGAACTCCACACTGTCCTCAAGCAGCAAATTTTGTAGATAATCACGTTTTTGATATCCAATCAAATGTTTGCTTAAGTTTGAAATCTGTGAATTGTTTACTGCTGCAAGTTCAGTTGTTTGTTGTTTAACAACCCCGGATGTATCAGTTGCATCAGGTAGTTGATTCACAACAGTTGGTTGTTCAATGTTAAAATAGCGACGAACATCATCCACGGTTTTTTCAAAATTTGGGACCATTTGCCAAGTATTGGTTGCAGTGTCTTGTGTTAAGAAATAACCAGGTGCATCCAACCGTCCAGTCCATCCATTGGTTCTATATGCCATGATTTTGATACGTGGTTGTGCCAAATTATAAAGTGGTGCATAAACTACGTCTTGGAAACTTGTTGTATTATCAAATAATACAGCATGTTCCAATGTGGTAACAAACAATCGCAAGCCATATATGGCTTGGCTATTTGTAGGGCGAACAATCAGTTCGCCATCTTCTCGCAATACTTCTAAATTTTGGCTCTCAATGTTTTCGCCTTCTTTGCTGAGTACTGGATATGTGCCACTGACAATACCATTAATAAATTGTATATTACCAAATGATTGTTTAAATTTAGCTTGTGTTGCAAATGGACTTAATGCAATTGTCATACCATTTGCCCAATTACCTTGACTCCAAAACAAAAAGTCAGTGGCTTTCTGGCGCCAATTGTTTATTTGATTTTGATCGGTTAGTGAATCAAATACCCAGCCCTGTGATTCCAAATAACGCCCATAACTGATTATAAAATCAAAAACTGATTGCTGGTCTGGAAATATGGTTCCATAAGAAACAGTTTTAACAAAGTTTTTGCCACGAGTATATTCAAACGCCGTTTGATTTCCTATTGCAATTCTATTTTTGGGACCATTTTTATCACTGGGAATTATGGTAAAGCTCAATGACAAACTGTCATATCCCAAGACTTGCCAGCCTGAGGCAACCTGTTTTATTATTATGCCACCATAAAAAAATTCACCTATGCTATTGCTTTTATAGAGATAGCAATTTACATTTTCACTGGGAATGATTTGAGATTGATAACCAACCTGTCCAAAGCTATCAACCAATGCTCTGATAGAAGTTGTATTAACATAGCCAGCAAATTTATGTCCCAATTTAACAGTTGCGCCTCTTAGCAATGCACCCAAGTATTGACTTACAGATAAATTTTTAGAAACCAAGTATTCTGATATCCAATGTTGTATTCCACCACTTCCATAATATGTCAGATTGGTTTCATTTGGAATAACAATATCTAACCCAACGATGCTGGGATTTTCGCGATGAAAATAAAAATCCAAGCTTGATCGTCTTTGGTTGGTATCTACATAATAATACTCTGAATTAGTATTTTCTATTCGAAGTGTATCCCAATTATATTCAATAAAGCTAGCTGGTTTTAATAGATAAGTTGTTTGTGCAACAACAAAATCTGATTCAATACTTTTTCTCCAAACTGTTTCAATAGGAGACCCATCTCCAAAATTCCAATCAGCCGCAGCATCAAATTCACTGGGCAAACCGGCAACACACCCTGCTGCCAAAGGCGGCAATAAATTTCCCTGTGCATCAACAGGAATACAATCCATTAGACCCGGCCGAGCCCAATTTGTATCTATGCCTGCTCTAGCACCCTGTCTAATACGGCCTGCTTGAAGATCTTTCCATAAAAATTGATTGCCAGATGTCCATGGAGCAGGACCATATTCACTATCCCACCAAACAGGCTTTTGACTGAACCCCAGCATTTCCCAGGGATGCGTATGTGGTCTATCAGTGTCGTAGAACCATTCAAAGATGCCTCTCCAATTACCTGGAACATATCTATTCTGTTGATCTCTACAAGTTCTGTAATTATAAGTCCAGGGAGCAGTCGCTTTAAATGTGGTATTTGCTTTGAAATCTAATTGGTTTTGAATTGTCCATTTATCGAATAGTGGCCTTTGAACGTTCAATATTTCTGCACGGTTGTATTCAGTAGTTCTCCACTTTCCTGGCCGCAAAGTCTTTAAATCAACCAATGGCAATCTATCAATTGATCTATAATCATCTGGCAAATTATTATATAATTTTAATTCAAATGATAGCCAAACCACAGCAATTGGATGAGTTAATAATACTGGATCGCCGGTTTCGGTTAGTGAATTCGCAATTGTTCCCAAACATTTTCCAGAAGAATCCACTAGTGCAATTTGCGCGCCTGACACTGTTTCTATATATAATTGTGGTGTTCCATATGATGAATCCCAAAAAACACGAGGTTTGTAGACTCGAGTGATTCCCAACCTGGCAGCATTGGGTGGTATCCAAGTTGGAGAACTACTGGATTTCCAACAATAATCACCAGGGTTACCTTCGAATCCAGAATTAGCCCAAGCAAAACTAGCAGACTTACCAACGTTTATTTTCTTTAATGCTTGTGATATCCAAATATCAGCTGATTGTGATGTACCATATCCCTGTTTTTCTGATAAATCAAAAAGTGCGTTTATGAATTTATTATAAAATCGAGCATATTCTCTTTGTGCAAATTGCTGAGTTAACATGGGATCAACCAGTGATTCACTTACACCAGTAATATTGTTCAATGACGTACTGTTAAGCATCATCAATTTCAACATTGGTGCTCTATGTTGTAAAATACTTAATCCCAGTGATCTATCACGCACAGTATCTCTATAAGAATTGGTCCCCAATGCAGTACCAGTTAAACCAAATTGATTGCCTATTATTTCCAGAAAATGTCCAAGAAAATTACTTTTGCTTACAATAGTAATTTCTTCATTATTTGGATTTGCAGTCAAATTAACTGGTAGTTCATAATATCCTGTTAATAGAGGAGGTGTAGTTGGACTCCAGGTTTTGATTTGAATTCTATCACCAACCTGTGTGTCACAATATACAATGTTTCCATCCACCGTGAAATCTTGATTCAGGACCAATTGACTTGATATCTTATTGCGTATCCTAGTTAGAAACACTGCTGGTAAACCAGTTGAATTTAACGCGGGTGCTTGATCCACGACGAATGAATTCATGGTTTCTGTAACATTGAATTGATTGACAATATATTGGCGACTTGCGGTTGGTGCTTTATACCAACCATTAGTCAATTGCTCTGTGGCATCTGCAATCTTAGCATACTGATATCCCACATAATTGGTTATAGTGTTGTTAAATACCCATGTTGGTTTTTGTGTAACAAGATAATTTTCAAATTGAAAATCTCCAAATTGATCCAGTGCAGTTGGAAATCCCAATACTGTATCAACAGCAAATGCAGTTGATTGTTTATACCCAAATATTGCATTGCCCTGGAAATTGCTGCCTGGATAGACACTGACATCGTCTAATGCGTTGCCGACGGCATCAAATATTTTAAATAGTGGCGACACATTATTTTGTTTTTGCTGTGCTTTTATCCAATTTGATCCATTGAACCAGTACTGAGTATTGGCAGTTCCTGTTGTTTCCCCCAATGTAACATATACACTATCGCCTGTGACAGGTGCACCTGAAGCGGACTGTCCATTTGTAACCAATACAGGAGTAATCACTCCAGTATCCCTCATGCCTGTAATTTTATAAATTCGATTGTTGACTTCCGGATCCAAATCAGCCGTTACCAGAACTAGTTGGTCATCTGCTAAATCTATACCATTTAATTTAAATGCTGTTTTTCCAGAAACAGTTGATAAAAAGTCTGTAGACGTTTGATCAACCAGTGTTACAGCACCTCGACCAAAACTGCCATGATTATATAAAACTAGATTCCTATCAAATTCAATAATTGGACGTTGTGCTTTTACCAAGCTTTCATCCAATAGTTGTGCTCCACTTAATGCAATCACATCACGGTGATACCAATAGTTTGTTACACCCCAACGATTTTGATCACGTCCTGCACGCTCAATAGTAACATAATTGGGAATGTAATTGGCACTATCACCATCCCAGCCACTGGTATCCCAACCAACGGTGTCCCAAGACGCATTGTTTAGTCCCGAGGGTAGATATAATATAATTGATCTACCAACATTCTCAATTGTAAATTCTTGATTGATTATTTTAGTATCAACGTCTTGTGAAAAACGAATTCTCAGTCCAGAAGAAAACTTCAAATCACCGTTAATTTCAACTCCAGTTGATTCAATTCTATATGCGCCCGAATAAGTAAATTGCCTTTGGCCTTGTATATCACCAAATGCATCGGTTGTGTCAAGCAGCGTTATGGTCCCTGGGCCTTGCGGTAACCAAAAATATTGATTGTAGTTTATCAGCTTGTCCAAATTGATAGGCGGCGACCACGAATAATATTCTTGCGAGAACAATCGGCTGTGATTTGAGACATTTGCTCCTTGATAACGCAATTGGTTGATCAAATCATCATAGAACAAAATATTGTTTACCTTGCCTGATATTACATCTACTGATGCCGCAGCAACAGACAGTTGATAGTCAACACGCGTTTTATTGGGTTCACCAATATAAAAATCTTGATCAGGATTCCAATAGCTGGGAGTTGATCCCACATAGGCATTCAAAAATTCCACATCTTCTGGTTGAAATAAATGGTCAACTGTTGCAGAAAACTGTTTGGATAAAGTCGTTGTTTGATTATACTCGGGAAGTAATTTTATTGTTTTTCTATTAGGCATTTGTGAACCCCAAGGTACTTTCTGTTAATCCAGTTACGATTTGTACGTCAGACACTCTAGCACAACTTATAAATATCTCATCTGGATTGCATGTTATTTCAAACAAGTCTCCAAATTTAGACTGTGCATTGACTGGAGATATAACAATAGATCCAACCACCGTAGCCAAATTAATATGGATGTATGCTGCTAATTCTGTAAAGAAAAAGCTCTGTCCAAAATCCCAATTTGATAATTGGAAATATTGGTTGATTTGTGCAATCACCAAACTTTTTACTTCATTGTCACTAACTGTGGTACCACCAGCTTTCACAACCAGGAATTTTACTTGATATGCAGAATCAGCTTGACTACCAAACAATAACTTATATTTTACTGGATGCCATATTATTGTATCTGTCATCATTTTAAATGAATCAAAATAACTAAACGTTGATCGAATTTCTTCTGAAGTCGGAACTTGTGGTTGACTTGTTGCTGCACCATTTGTTGAAATCCAATTTCTCAAAGCAGTATCATAACTAGAAGTTAAGACATACATGTCGATTATATTCATTATCGCTGGATTGATTCTTTGATCATTAGGAGCCCAGTGACGCCATTGATATATTATATTGTTTCTTCCCCGTCTAACCTTCAAATCACTAGTCACATCTACTAGACTTCCAGATTGATATTGGTATGCTGCTCCAGTTGATATTACATAGGCATATTCTCCTTCTGTCCAGAGTGGATCTGTGGATGCGGGGATTTGAGTAGGCAATTGATATTGTCTATTAGTAGTAATCGTAATGGGATTATAGTATTGATAGCCATCAGTAGACAAATATCTAATCCAAAAAAGCAATTGTCCAGTGCCATTTAGAACAAGTTGTTTGTATTCAAAAGGATTATCCGGAATTCCCAATTGTTGAGAATCCCAAAATGTCACTCTAACTGCTCGGGATTCTGCATATCCATCTGGATAAATTTCTTGGTCTTTTATTTGCCAATAATAATCTGAAGACAACGTTCCAGCAGAGTTGTTTGATATGTCTTGATTGATCTTCAACATGTTAATATAATCTATTTTTGCAAGTCCTGTGTTGACATCTATTATTTTTTCACCTGAACTAAAATAGAAACGCACATCAGCAACACTTTCGAAAATATATCTTTGACTTCTGATTAAAACTGTCCAAGCATTATTGGAGTAAGTCAATTTTAATAGCCAGCTAGCATCTGAATTTGATCCATTTTTATTGCCTGCATTTGTCAAATCAAATGTAGTTGAAGTAGATAGATTGGCGTTTGAAATCACTCGCCAAGTTTGTGTCAAATAATCATACCTGATACCAAATGTTGATCGTGCATCCAGAGCCGCAGCAATTGCCGTAACTTCATCAGTTGAAAAACTGGTTGACCATGGTGCAAAGACCAAGCTGGGTTTAATACCAGAAACAACATTTTGGTTCAATGTTATTGCACCAATACCACTGCTGGTAATTCCGGTTTTAGCCAATCCAGCACCAGAACCTACTACTGAAACAATGGCGGCCCAACTCAGATCTTCAAATTGTATCAACGCCCCTGGTGCACAAACAGCTACTCCTGTGCCAGGATATCCAGATTGAGAACCTACTGCGACTGCAGGGCTACCCAATCCACCGGATAACAATGCGCCGGAACAACTGGAATTTCCTGGCACAACAGTTTGCCATGTTAAATTTGAAATATCCAAGCTAGGGAAATTTGCATAATAAAAATCTCTCAATTCTATGGCGGCAGCTTTGTGAGTGCCTGCACCAGTAATTATGGGTAATATAGAATTCAACACAATGGTAGAAGATGTCTGAGAAGTAATATCAGAAAGTACCACTTGATTTTGATCTTGCTCGGCATATAATATACCATCATCACTGAAAATATTTGTATTTTGATAGCTGCCCGTTGGATCATTAATATCAATATTTCGACTGTGGCCAGCATAGGTGCGATTAATACCAGATATTTTTAGTGCTTGGTTACTTAAAAGTGGATACAAGTTATAGTCTTGTGCATTTACCATTCGATCTTGTGAATAATATACTTGGCTGGCATTTAATTGAATTTGATCATTTGTTTCGCCAGTCTGTGCATTTGCCACAGTATATTGTAGACTAGCAGTAAATGCTAAACTATAGGTATTGTTTAATTGATCAGCATAATTGAATGTGAATTTCAAACCATTTAATTCATTTGGTCGAATCTGATAACTCAAACCATTGCTAGTTCTATACCAAACACGAATATAACCAGTTGGAACATTTCCGAAATTACCATCCGCAAATCGAACACTTATTTGATCAACTCCATTTGAATCTCGTGTAATAACACTAAAAATGTTTCTTTCATTTTTATTTAGACTATTATAAATTACATTGTATCCATTAACACTTGGTACTGGTTTCCATTTAATGGTAACCAATCCAGATGTATCAATAGTTTGAACAAAAACATCTGTTTGGTTTACATTATCAACATTTATATCAATTACTCGGTTGGCAATTGGCAAGTCTATTTTGTAGTCTGAATAACCAATTGATCCCTGTTTGAACATTAGAAAAAATCCAGTATTGGCCGATCCATAACCATTGCCGTCAGCCTGATATATTAGATTCCAAGCATTCATGGGATCTGGATCCAGTTCAGAAAAATACCCAGTTGATCCCAACATGTTTGCGGTTGCATCAGAGAAAGTGGGATTCACCAGTTCAAAATTCATATTATTTCCACCTACTGAAGCAGTGAATGGAATGGTACTAGTTGGTATTATAGTATTGTTGAGTTGATATATATCAGTTGTGATACCATTTACTGTGCCAGTTTTAGAAGGATTACCAAAAACATTGTTTGAATCAAGGCTGGCATTCAATACTAAAATAAATTGTTCCCACCAATCAGGATTGTTTTGATCATTCCACTGTATGACAATATTTTTTAAATTGGTTCCATTTGAATCAAATATGTCTTGGTTGGCTACTACTTGAGTAATTTTTAATAATCCTGTGGCTGGAATACAACGTTGTGGTTGATAACTCAACATTCTAGCTAGTCGAAAAATAGATTCTCGACGTTGTGCTGTATCCATGAAATTTTCACGAGTGTTCAAATCATTTCTAAATGCTAGACTGGTTCCCAGATAGCTAAGCAAGTCAATCAAAATTACCAATTCTTGACTTTCTATCCAATCATTAAAATCTTCAGGATAATTCAATCGTATATAATCAATCATTGCTGATCTGATTGTTGTGAAATCATAGGAAGCAAAATTAACTGAAGTAAAGCTTTGGTAAATATTCTGCCACGCTTCTGCTGCAAATAATTGTGTTTGTCTTTGTTGTTGGCTTACCGTCATTGAAATTCCTAATTTGATAGAGATCGTTTGTCAAAGTCAATTGAAAATGAATCAACAACATCAAATGGCACATATAATAAATCCATTTGAACTTGAATACCATATTCATATTGAGTAACTACTGTATTCAGAAGTTTAACTCGACTATCTGATGCTATGATTTGTTCACAACTTGAAGTTATTTGATCTTTGATATATTCATCAAATGGCTCAAATAACAAATCCCATCCTACAAACCCCCAGTTTGGCATCATAATGCGCTCGCCTTTGCGAGTCATAAAATGACAATAGAGATCGCGATTGACTAAATCAATGTCAGTCCATCGAGTTTGCTTGGTCGTAGTATTGTTAGTACTAAATCCAACAAATAGTCCAGTTGTTTTAAGTGTTGTCATTACATTTATTTATGTTGTGTAATTAACTGCTGAGATAAATATATCAAATGGATAATCCTTTTCCCTATGAAGCGAAATTATCTGGTTATCATGATGTCAATCGAGTATGTCATGACATGGGATTGGTCTATTTGAAAGATTACATCTATCGCAGTTCTATCGAATTTGGTAGTCGAGATTGGACAATTACCATTAATTTCAGAGAAATTTCAGATTTGGTATTGTTTAAGATTACGATATAATCTATAAATATTCATATGACAACCAAGCCATTCCTAGATCTCGAAAACCTCTCAATTTATCTGAAAAAAACTAGTATTGAAGCCATAAAAGCTGCTATGGGTGAACTGGATTATGTTATAGATCGTGATTACTGGATATACACTGATCAATTTCTTGGATTCAAGCAATTCAGAATCAAATGTAGAAACAATACAATATTCAATAAAATATCAAAAGTGAACTACTGTTGCTCTAAAGAGCAACAGTTTCCTTCCAGCGAAGGAATTGATTCCTGCTTCTGCGCTACATAACTAGACCAATCACGTGTTTGATCCCCGTCAGAGATAGCTCCACAGGCGTAAATTTCCGCAGTTCCTGCGGTATTTGTCTCTTGA